ATGTCTGAAACTGTTATTCGGAACATTTGTAAATTAACTGGCCTTCCATTGAGATTATGCTTAGAATCACTCTGTTCTCACCAATTAAGCTATGTGAGTGGGGGAGGGAAAGACTCTTCCGCCGATAGTGTAGTTCAAAAGAACGGACAGCTAATGGGCTCGATTCTAAGCTTTATAGTCCTCTGCATTGCTAATGCAGCGATAATAAGTCTAGCATTAAATAAGACTTATCGATCTCGTCAAGAACTTTTCAATGAAAAGATTCTGGTTAATGGTGACGACGGACTATTTTGTGGAACTCAAGAGAACTTTGCCCTTTGGAAAGCTCTCTCAGCCCACGTCGGGCTTGAACCGTCTGTTGGAAAAGTTTATTATTCTAGTTCTTTTTGTGTAATAAACTCACAGATGTTCGCTCGACCTAATGGATATGTGCAGGAAATCTCCTATCCTAATCCCTCTGGTATGATGCAATTTGATGCGCGTACCTATTCGAATCCTGTTGGGCCTCTTGATCTTCAAGAGGCCCATCGTTTATGGGTTACAGGTTTCAAAAATGGGAAAGAGAAAGAAGAAGCAGAAAATTTGTGGTACCAAACGTTTGACCGTATCCTTAAAACGGATTGGGTTACCAACTATTCAGTCTCCTGGCACATGCCTAAGGTACTCAACGGCCTTGGACTACCTCTTAGAAGTCGAATGGACATTGAGCCGCACGAAGAAATTAATCTCCGAGGGCGCAATCTTCCTTCAACCCGATTGGGTCGTCCTGCAATTGCGTTTGCACGATATGCACTTCAGAATGGTCCAATCTGGCGAGATTCTTCCGAGAGTCGTGAAGATTCGAAACGATTATTTAATCCTTACGAAAGTTACTTCTCAAATACTTTGGTATCTACCAAATTGGACGGAGAATGTTACAATCCAGATGTGCTGAAAGCCTTAGGTTATCATAAACCAATTTCACCCTTTCTTCCTGGCGACAAAGAGAAAGTAGATTTTGATTACTTTCTGCCGAGAAGAACTTCTCCGACAATTTCAAATCTTTCTTTAAGTTTACTAAATGGCTGCCCTGTTAATCAGGCTACCCCTTTGAAACTTAAAGGTCAATTGAATTATCGTCCAGTTCACTTACTTTTTAAGAAGAACGGAAAATATGAGAAGTTTTGGGAAACATCGTATGGAAGTGGTGGTCGTCTTGACCTCAGGCCTGAAGATTATTCAGGGTTCGTCTTCCAAACGTTTTCTCAGAGAGTGAAATCCTGGAAACCGAAAATTCCCGGGAATGGTTTATCTATCCATTATCATGATTATCTACGTTCAGTAGATGACTCTAGATCACAATATTATATACCGACGACAAA